CGAATTCAGCATTAGGTCTACCTGGCGGAAGCGACGGAATTGCGGCGACATCCGGTCGTAGTCAATCTCGATCTGTCCAATCTTTTCCTTGAGCGTCCGCTGATCCAGGTCGGGCCACAGATCCTGAAACGATGCTCGCAGCGCCAGCTCGGCGCACGCGTTCATTACCTCGGCCGGGACGATGTTGGCCGGCACGGTGTAAGACATACGCTGGTCGACGAAATAAGACGCCGTGTCTCTCAGGATGACCCCGATCCGCGGCCAGTCGAGAAGCTGGCCAGGCGCAGGTTCTACCCGCATGCCCAGCCACCGTTGCCGATAGACACCAACCATGTACTGCGTCGCTTTTTGAAGACAGCCCTCCTGAACCGGCTCGGCCAGGTTAGCCCAAGCCATGTTGGCCAGATTCGCGTGATACGTCGTAGCGTCAGCGACGCTGATGTACGAATTCGCACCAGGAACAATAGAGCCATCTTCAACGATCAGTGTCACGGCAGCGCCTTACTTCACGTTCTTGGTATCGTCACCAGCTTTCAACTTTGAGACCTTGCGGCGCGCGGCCTCGGCCTTTTCGTCGAACAGAATGTGCTCGTCGGTAAGCTCGTCGGCGTTGATAACGGCGAAGCCATCCGGCGCGGTAGCGTGCTGGATGGTGAGGGTCGGCAGGGACTTCACTTTTGCGATGCTCATTATTTTTTACCTTTTTTGTCCCAATATGCCTTCAGACCTGCGGGCATACTGGCGGTTGACTTCGGCGCGGAAGCGGCCTTTTTTCCAACTGCCTTCACCGCCGGCTTGGCTGACGCTTTTACCGCAGGCTTGGCTGACACTTTTTTCATTGCAGTTGCCATGTCGCTCTCAAAATTTGTGAGGCTGTTTCGTACAATTCGGAGCAGATTTACCCGCTCCGAATTATGTACTTTAATCAGTCATCCTAATTAAATTAGCCAAGCACAGTGGTGATGTGCTCCGGTTTGACTGCGGCAGCGCCCCATGCCAGCGACACCTCGTAGTAGACCTGACGGTACTGAGCATACATGCTCACGTCGAAGGCCAAGCCCGAACGCGGATCGATGATGGTGGTACGATCCACCGCCATGTCGCCTTCAATCGGCAGTGCCGGCGCGCGGGTAACAAGGGCAATCGCGTTACGGTGGTAAGCCAAGTTCGGTGCGTAATCCGCGCCGATGGACATCACCGAGTTGGGTGCCAGCGTGGTCAGCAAGCCCGGCTTGTTGATCGAGATGCTGCCCGGCGCTGCGATGCCGGTATTCACGATATACAAGTTCGGGTCGCCTGCGAACGATACAACATCGCCCGGAACAACGGTGCCGGTACCGGTCGTCAACGGAATGGTCGTCGAACCTGCTGGAGCACCGCTGGTTACGTAACCTGCGCCGAGGCCCTTGGTCGTTTCCAGGATCTGCGCAGATTCGCGGAGTTCGAAACCGTGAACATCCATCAACACGCCTTGACGCAACAGCGAGTCGTCACCTGCTTCATTCACTGCGGTCAGTTGCAGCAACGTACGCATGGCCGCGCCGGCCGTGGTGTTCATCGTCAGATGGATATCCGACAGCGGAGCGCCGTTATCCGACAGAACCTTGCGGGCTTGGGCGGACGCGCCGAGGTTGGTCGCGAACGGGGTCGTACCTGCTGCGCCGGTAGCGCGAGATGCACCCAGCTGCGCCGTTTGCGCGGTAGTTGCTTCCACCAAGTTACACAGGGTACGAAACGCCTGGGTCACCTGGTCGGACTTGATCTTGCTGTAGCCAGGGCCGGTATTCAAACCCTTTTGATCTTCACCGGTCCAACGGAACGGAACGCCCATCGAATTGGTGATGGTGATTGCCGTATTGCCGATGATCTGATCGCCCGTATTCGGAGCGGTCACACCAGGGGTGATGTTCACGGCCTGCGACGCGGGCGTGATCGGCACCAAGATTTGTTGATTCAGCGCTGCCCGTTCAGCGCTGGCGTCCATCGCGACCGAGGGGATAAAACCCACCATTTCACGAGAGACGGTGTCCATCGCCTCGTACAGAGTCGGGAGAAGACCGATGAGAGAGTTTGCCACGGTGGGTATATCCTTTTAAAGTTTTTATTCAGTGATCGCGAGTCCGGCCTGTACATGCGCCATCTTCGCCTTCGGTGCAAGTGCATCGAAATCTGCGCGGGAAAGACCTTTGCCTGCCTCTGCCGCAATCCGAGCGGCAGAGGCATTTGCGCCAGAGCCGTTCGCACCCGAGGGTTTCAAAATGTGATCCTTGTTCGCGTAGTTGCCGACCAGCTCCGACAGTGCTTCATCGAAATTAGCCACTTCGCCTGGCCGGGCGCGCGAATAAATCATGTTGCCGCTGGCGTCGGTGGCCACAACCTTTCCGCCATCCAGCTTGAAATGCTGCCCAAACTTCGCTTGAACCATGTCGGCCGGAATCGCCAGCGACTCAGCTGCGTACTTCGAGCGGGCGAAACTACCGCCAATCATTTCGTTGTGCAGCGTGCCGGTCAGCTGCTCATTCGCCGCTTTCATGGCCGCCAGCTCAGTGGTGTAGCCGGTCTGCGCCGTGGTCAAACGTCCTTCGTATTCTTTCGCCACCGCTGCGCGGACTTCGTCCACGCGGCCGGCGTCGATCAGCTTGCCAGCGTCGATATCCTTCAACGTTGCCAAGGCTTTGCGGCTCGCTACTGGGTCGATACCCTCGAAAGCTGCCAGCTGTTCCGCTGTGGCCTTCAGACTCTGCTCAGCGGTCTGCTTACCTTCCCGATGCGTCTTGGCTTCTGCGTTGAGACGGGCATAAACCGGCTTGCCGTTCTCAACAACCACATGACCATCTGCATCGAGTTTCAAAATCATTTTGGAATCCTTACTATTGTTCGGGCAGTCCTGCCCAGGCACTGTTGCGCATCCGCGCTCCAGCAATTTGACATAATGCGTTCGCCCGCATCATATACCAGCTATTGCACGATCAGGTGTAAATATCGTTCAGCTTTCCTAACGATATTTGTTTTCCGGTTCGTGACACGAGGTCACGCAGCGTTATTTTCCCTGCTCTGTACAGCGCCGCGCGCCCCACTCCCAGGATCTCGTCCTGCTCAGTTTTGCTCTTACCATCCAACCACTTCTCGGCGCTAAGGCCGCTCGATGGTTTTCCGTCCATGCTGTTTTCTTCTAGACCCACTTCGGAATAGTGCCGCATGATCGGAACAGTTGCGCACCTGCATCCGAAGTGAAACGGCGCTCCGCCATTGAACGGCAGGGTCGTTGCGCCCATTGGCGTGCCGTCCACATCATACGTTGACCCGTCGTAAGCCAGGCACTGCGCACACGTCCCTGAATCGAGCGTGGCCACTATCTCCAGCCCGAACACGACTGCGCTGTTGGCCTTGAGCACAGCGTTGCGCGCATCCATCGCGGTGCGTTGCGCGCCCGAGTGGACCAGCGACTCTGCATTATTCAGCGCCGCGGTGAACGGGCTTGTTGGCGCTAACAACCTGGCCACCAGCTGCTCCACATCCTCGCCAGCGGTCATGCCGGCGCGAACCGTTGCAACCACCTTAGCCGAAGTGTCGGCCGCCTGAGCAGCCCACCAATCAGGCACAGCGTGGCCGCCGATCTCCGGGTCGGTCACCGTCAACCGCGGCGTGCGGACCAACTGAGACCCCATCTCTTCGTTGATGGTGGTGACCACGAATTTGGCCTCGATCTGCGCCAGCTCCTGCGTCGCGTCTTTCGATGCTGCCGCCAGCTCGGCATACGTGGCGTCTATCTCCGCTCGTGCGGCGGCTATCATCTTTGCGTACTCGGCTTTACTGGTTAAGTTCGTGGCCGTGATCAGTGCCACTACGAAAGCCGCCAGTCGGCGCAGCCGGTCTTTGGCGTCGTCCGACAGGCCGTCCGCGGTCTGGACCAGACGAACTCCGTGGTCAACAAACAGCGCGGCGAGCGCGTCTGATGCGTTAGTCATTCAGCTGCGCCGCTACCGAGCTTGGTGGCGTCCTTGGCGGGTTCACTTGCGGAGGTGGCATGAGTGCCGCTTGCGGTAGCGGCTGCGATTTGATCCGTTCCTGCTCCATTTCCCACGTCACGTTGGTGTCGTACACGTCGCGGCGCTGCATTGCTTCGTAGAACGACTGCTGGGACAGCATGCCTGTCGTCGTGATCTGGAACAGCAGCGCTTCCTGGACTGCGTCGTCGGCCGCCAGCAAGAAGTCCTTGTAGACGATCATCGTACCCGGCTTTCCTGCGACCGTTCCCCAACGGGCCATGACTCCAATGACCTGATTCAGCGTGTCCTCGAAAACGCCCGTCAGCGACTGCAGCTCCGAGCGCTGCTGGCTCGTATCGAGCGTGGCCTGCGTGGCCGTAGCCTGCCCTGGCTTCTTCACGAGCATCTCTGCACCGAGTAAGCGCATTTGCTCTTCAAGGTGATCTATCTGCGTCTGGCCAGATCCGACCGCCTTGCCTGAGTGCTCAACAAACTTGGCTTCCGCTCCTGACGGCAGCATTAACGCAGACTTCGCCGCTACCGTGAGGGGAGCCGTTCCGTCATCGTTTTTCTCAACCCCAGTAACTGTGAGGATCGGCACGGAAGCCGTATGGAGTACTGAATAAAGATCAGACGAAACTTGCCAGTGTTGGATGTTGATGTCGGCTATATCGATCAGCGGCGACTCGGCGGTCATAAACCCCGTGCGCCCCGTGTAGAACGTGATGATCGGAATCGCCTTCATCGAAGTTACGCCCGAATTCACCTGCTTCCAGACTTCGTTCTCGGTGTCGAACTGCCAGATTGACCATTTCCCTGGTTCAAGCACTCGCACCTGTTCAATCGTCTTTACGGCAAACGGACCTACATTGACTTCGACGTGCTCCAAGATCCGCAACTGGGTCAGCGTCTCGACTCCGTTGCTCTTGTCCGAGCGCCACCCCAGAATCATTTCCGGATGGACATGAATCAAGTACGGCCGAGCGTTGATCGCTTTTTCCTGCGCGAGCGTCTGGATACCTTCCGTTGTCGGGTAGTCAGTCAATACGTGAGTCAGGCCATACCCGAGCGCCGTGGTGAAAAGCTCCTGCGCGAAAACGTGCATACTGCGGCCGGTTAAGTCGATGTTCTCGAACCACTCGACAATCTCCGCCGGCATATCATTCGACCAGGACACAGGCCGCGTGAACGGCTTTCCGCCGAGGCCAGACACCGTATGAGCAAACGCATTGAACAGCACCGAGGTCTTTACCCGATACTGGTAATCGTCCGGCTCTTCCAGCCGCCATTTCGGCAAATACGTCACGCCCGCATTCCGCATGGCATTCGTGCCGCCGAGCAGCGTGGTGACCTTGTGCCAATTGGTCCGCATGTCCATGACGGCTTGCGACGGTGTACGCACGTCGTTGACATTGCTCTCCAGCTGCCCCTGAATCTCTGGAGTTACGCCTTCCGCGCTTGTGGGTCCGATCAACGGCATTAGATATTCAGTCCTGTGACAACCATTGTTTTGCGCTTGGTGCTGCAGCGATATCGCAGCACATCAGCGATGTGGTCCTCGGCTTCTGTGTCGAGGTCACCATCTTTTGCTTCGTTCCGGGGCAGGACTGGCAACGTGCGGATTGTATGCCCGCACGTAGCAAAAACATAGAGTCCTGGCAGTTCATTTCCTTTACCTTGCTGCAACATCTTTCGGAGTACTTCCCAACCATTCTTGCGACTGCCGGGCGACTTGTCCGATTTCGTCCAACGGATATAGTTCGGCGCACGCGCCATGTCGTCCGCAATGCTCGTGTTGTTGATCACGTCGCTGATCGCGTTGTCGGCCGGCCCCGGATGCACGATGCGACGCATCTCCACGTCCCGCTGCCGAACACCGCGAGCAATCTCGGTGTTGATCATGCGGCAACCCTCGTTCGGCTTCCCGTTCCAGCCGTACCATTCCGAGATAACGAAGATGGAGCCGCGCGGGAAGTGACGCATTGTGCCGTCAGCCAACACAGCAGGTGTGCCGTCCGACTCCGCGAACCAAAGGACAGCGAATGGCTTGGACGTGCCCCAGTCAAAGCCGCGGTCGATACGCCAGCTCTGAGGTATGGTGAATGGCTCCAGAACGTGCTTTGCCCGCTCCCACACGTCATCAAACATCCCACCTGCTACGATGTCCCAGTCGCCGTCGCGCATGGCGCGGATCAGCGATTCGTTGCCCAGCCCTTCCAAACGCTCTATGTAATCCGGATCGGTCTCAGCCAGCGTCGGGTTATCTGACAGTTTCGCGGGGATGTACTGGCGCAGCAGGCCGCCCTCCTTCTTTGTCTGCTTGCGGATTGTCATGGGCGAAGCCATGTCGACGAATGCCGCCTTTACCCAGTTGTGGCCCATGCCGCCTGGGTTCGAGCCACTAATCACGCGAGGGAACCTGCCCTTGTACTCGTCCGGCACGCGCAGCGCTCCGAGCCGCATCCGGCCGCGCAGGTAGCGATAGATCGACTCGGTAAAGTGAGTCAGCTCGTCAATCATGAGGACGTGTATTTCCGCACCTTGGTACTTGTATTTGTCTTTCTCGTACTGGCAGTGACATAGGAAAATCTTCGCGCCGTTCCAAAACTCGATGTAGTTCTTGCCGTAGTTGATCTTGCAGTGCTTGCTATCCACCAGCTCTTTGAGCAGCATCGGAAAGCCGGTCACGCCTTCCATGTGGTTCTTAGCCAAGTCGTCCGACAGCCTGCGGAAGATGTAGACCTGCAAGCCCGGAATGCCGAAGCACCAGATGATCGCGGCGCAGCGCATCAGGTGCGACTTTCCACCTCCGGCC